GGTCGGCCTGAGTGTTCCCGCACTCAGGCCGACCGCCCTCTCTTGTTACTGATGCTGCTCCGGGATCCAGGCCGGTTGAGCCGGTCGATGTTCCTGGGCCGGAAACTCTGGTGCGGCGGGCCAATCACGCAGCGCCTGCACGTAATCCAACAGCTCCCCAGACTGCTCGACCGTCAACGTGGTCGGCCGCTCCGAGTCGATCTCGTCGCGGTGGCGCTCGCGCAACCAGCGCACGCTTTCAATCTCAGTGTCTCGCCATGCACGTTCAGCCGCCGCCAGTTCCTCGGGGGTGGCCGGCGGCGGGTCTATTAGAATCGGCAACCCTTCGGCGGTGTGGCTGCGTACCTTGCCCGGCTCAGGATTGGCGATGACTTCCACAAAACGTTCTTCGGTGATCGAAACCGCGTCCGGTGGAATGTCCGCATGAATTTGCTCGATGTATGTGCTGCCTGTAGAGGGACTGTAGAGTCGGCCCATGTGATGCTCCTTAATGGCCTACGGCGAACCAGTCGATGCCGAGGATACCGGGGGCGCCTGTGTGGTTTGAGGCGAACCAGGTGTAGCCCGTTCGGGTGGGGGCGCCGTTTCCGCCACATATCCCCATGAGGGCCGCGGTTGTAGCGCGCCCCGTGCCCACGACGTGCCAGCAGGCGGTGGGAAATGCGAGCGGGAACGTTGTTGCCCCGACGCCCGATGCGTTGGTCTGTGCGTGGCCCCACATGAAGGCGATGCCGAGTAGCCAGGTGGGGAAAACGATGTAGCCATTGGTGGTGAAGCTGTAGGAGAACCCCCACTTCATCGTTTTTGGGGAGACCCATACGGTATCGAGCTCCCCGGCATTTACCTGTGCCTGGGTAGCCTTGCTCTGGGTCACTATCGATTGTGCCGAGGCGTCGGACTGGCTCTTGGTATAGGCATCAGTAACGCCATAGCCGGCCAACGTTGTGGGCTTGCCGCTTGTGATCTTGCTCCAGCTCAGGGTCGGTATATCAGCGGCGGCCAAGGCTGCGCCTGCTGTCACCAGACCTTTCGCGTTGACCGTGACCTTCGTATAGGTCCCGGCGGTCGCTCCGCTGTTTGCCAGGGTCAGTTCGATGGCGGCATTGGCCGAGCCATCGAATGAAGCGCTGCCGGTTCCCGCGCCGGTAATAGATAGAGTTCTGGCCGTGGCAAGCCGAACGGCTTTGCCCACGTTGGTCACGCCGTCGACGATTTTATCAATCTGATCCTTGAGCCATCTCGTGCGGTTCGCCAGCTGTTTGCCCTGCAAGTTATCAATGCCGTCGGGCCCGCCCAACACCGGATCAGATGTTTCAAGCTGATAGATACCGGCCGCCCATTCATTCTGTTCGGGTAGATCCGCCATTAGCTACTCCCACGGTTGTATTGCCCGTCGCGCCGGGCAAAACCGTTGTGACGGATGGCCACCGACGAGTAGTCGAGCGCTATCAGCCGGCAACGTGCGGGGGCGACAGAAAGTAGAAGGCGGCGCAAAAGCGCGGCCTGGTCATTGGTGATGGCGCGCCGCAGAAGCACGCGGTAAAGGGCCCAGGCCGAGGGGTCGCCGTGGACATGACTGCCGTCCCGGCTGATCGCGCCGTCGCGCACCTGGTTGTTCATCCCTTCCTGGATCGTCACTTCGCCGAAGCCAAGCAATCGGATGACCTCGCGAATTGCCCAGGGCGTGCCCTTGAAACGATGTATTTGCGCGGAGTTTTTGATCAGGTTGCGCTTGGCCTCTCTCGACTCGGCCAGCATCCAAGCCGCCTCATCGAGGAGAGAAAACTGGTCCGCCAGCACCGGCAGCAATTTGGGTTTTACCAGGTCAATCAAGTACACGAGCATCACGTTGAGATCGACGTCAGCCAAGCTTTCGTCAAGCAGCTCACACAGCCACGCAAAGCGCTCATCACCCGCCAGTGCTGGCGGCAGCGACTGATCAGCCATAGGCCACCCCGGCATCGATCAGTTCGATTGAGGTGCAATTGGCCCACTCGTTGCCTTGCAGCTCACGCAGTGCCGGCAGTTCCACGTTCGCCCGGTAAACCCCATTCACCTGCAGCAGCGCCGTCAGTTGTTCCGGGACCAGGTCTCGCCCCAGGCCGGCCCGCCGGTCGGCGGCGTAGGCATCGGCGGCGGCCTGCGCGGCCGCCATGACTTCGGCCCGTTGGGCATTGGCGTAAAAGGTAATGAGTGCCTTGATCTGATAAGCGACCTCGGTCGGAGTCAGCGCCTGGACGGTGTCGCACAGGGGGCGGACTTTTTCGCCGCTGACCTGGTTCTTGACCTGCTCCAGCAGCTCATCCGATGGCAGCCCCGCGACGGTTAACGGGAACAGCGCAACCTGCCCGTCCGGTTGCCCTTCGTCCGGGCCGTGGACGGCAACATCAATGATCGACTGATGTACCGCCAGCGCATGGTAGCGATAAGCGGCACGACTGCCGGCATTGCTGAAAGCTTCCGGCGCCAGAATGATTCGCTCGCGGTAGCGGTCGTCCTCTTCATCTTCCACGCCACCAGCTGTAACGGTGATGTTACTGACGGTCAAACCGGCCGCCGGCGAGCTCCCCAACACATTGATTTGGCCCGCCGCCCAGCCGTTACCCTGTTCGCCGGCGGTAAGGCACGTCGCGGTGACGGTCACCTGTGTTTGCGCGACCTCGATCACGGCATCCTGGTCCGAGGTGAAGGTCAATTTGGCGTCTGGAGTACTGACCCGCGTCCCCGCCGCGATCAACAACGGTTCCGTAACGGCCGCGGGCATGTTGAAGCGCAACATGCAGCGGGCGGGTTGGGCCAGCAGCCGGGGCGTGGCGACCAGCTCACCCAGATAGTCGAGGATAGGGCCGCGGGCAAAGCGCACCAACAGCTGCTCACCAGCGCTCTGAATACCCATCTGCACCCGGGTGGTGGCATAGGCAATCAGGTCGATGAACAGTCGCTCGATTTGCGCCGGGTACAAGGTTTTGCCCGACTTTTCCTCATAACGGGCGATCAGTTTCGCCTCCAGCGCGGCCGGATCGATCTTGACGAATTCCGGTTTAGGCAGCTCGCGCATAGGGCACCTCCGTCAACTGGATGACGCCATCGGCCACCCGCCAGCGCACGCGCAGGGTGATGCGCTCGGCATCAATCTGCACACGCACCTGAACCACCGCTACGCGGGGCTCCCAACGGGCGATGGCATCAACGGCCTCGCGCACCAGGTGCGGCGTTACGCGGTGGGTGGGCCAGTCGAGATACCGCTGCAGGTTGCTGCCGAACTCCGGCCGATGCGGGTCGGCGCCTTTGGGCGTGGTCAGGATGATGCCGATAGCCTGGTCGATGTCGCGCAGGCCCTCGACCACCTCGCCGGACATGCCGAGGGCGGGTTGCCAGTGGGCGGCGGTAATACGGGTATAGGGGATAGGCGTCGTCATGCGCCTATCATGAAAAAGCCGACGGGCGTCGGCTTTTAATCGCGTTTAAAGATGCTCAGGGGTGGCTATGGTTATTTGAGTTGCCGCCCACATCCATGACGGTTCCCGTTGCGTCTATATTGCCCACCACATCGAGGTTGCCGATGATCCTCAAGTTTCCATTGAGGGCAACGTCGGGGATGTTCAGCGTCGCGGAAGGCGCCTTCACCATCACCGGCTCGCCGGAGTCCACCGTCAGGTTACGGCTGCACTTGAGCGTGACGGCTCCGGCACAGTCCAGGGACATGACGCCGGCCGCCTGGTCATACGTCAGAACGGTGCCGTCCTTGAACCGTACATAGTCGGTGTTTTCGTCCACCACCGGGGGCGGCTCTGCCGTCGAATAAATCCCGCCCAGGAACACGCCGCCGACCCCGTCACTGTCGAGCAGCACCGCCACCTGTTCTTCCAGCTCGGGCAGGATCGGGCGGCTTTGCGCGCCCTGGGTGTTGCGCTGGGGTACGTTGAGCCAAAAGCTTTCCACGCCGTCACGGCCGTCCAGGCGCACGCGAACCCGGCAGCCCTGATAGTCCACGGCGCTCACTTCGCCATATTCCAATTCAACGCCCATTCAGATTGCTCGTCCTCATGCTACGACCTCGTGCTCGATGCCGTAGGTCGACAGCGCCAGGTCAGGGTTATTGTTATCCAGCGTCATGCCAATAGCGGGCGCCGACACACGGCACACCTCGATATCGGCGGTGTAGCCGCCGCTGCGGGTCATACGGTGTTGGGCTGAAAGGATCAGGTAGTTGCCGCCCAGTTTGCCCGCCGCGACCAGGGTCACGATGTTGCCGCTCACCAGCTCAGGCCGCCCCATGGACGTCCAGCCGCCCGTCGTGCGCTCGCGGTTGGCTTTAGCCAGCTCGGCCTTGGCTTTGGCCTTGGACTCTTCAGCCGACGCACTGCGCTTGCGGCTCTTGCGGGTGTCGCCGCTGGTCGTTGTTTTGCTGGCGCTGCTGGGTACCGCAATGGTCTCGCCGTTGATCACCTTGTAGGTGATCAGGCCCTTCTTGACCGGGTCTTTGTGCTTGACCTCCACGGCCTTGGGGACGTCTTTGATCTGGTCACGCAGATGAACATCAGCCAAGTCCTGGAGCACGTGGCTGGCAACCGGCGCGCCCTTAGCCAATTCACTGATGGCATGAAACACCAGGCGGCTGCCGGTGACTTTGAACGCGTAGTCATACTCCTCGGCCAGGCTGCGCAGAAACGCCAGGTCAGACTCCTGCTGGGTCAAGCGGTCGAGTTTGATCGGTTCGATGCGCCCCACCAACGCCAGACCCTGCCGGGTCGCGATCTGTTTGGCTACGGCGTCGAGGGTGAGATTTTCATAGGCCCGGTGCTCGGTGGTGCGCAATGGGCTGTGTATGCCCGTGCCCAGGCTATGAATGCTGACCGTCGACGGCGGGCAGAGCAATTCCACTTCATCGATCTCAAAACGGCCCAAGGTGCGTAACGGCGAACCTTCCCAGCCGATGGACAGCGTCAGCGTGTCGCCGTGGCCGGGGTACCAGGCGTCCCGCCATTTGCCCTCCGTGTCCTCCAATTCGACTTCCAGGCTGTCGGCCTGGCCGGACAGGTAGTCGATGTAGGTCAACGAAAGCAGGTGCAGGCTGATGTTGCGGGTGATATTGCGCTGTTGATAGGTCAGGACAAACCGCGCCTCGGGCACCTGCTTGGGGGTCATCGCATCCATGGTGGTAGATCCTCGGTCATCGCATCCATGGTGGTAGATCCTCGGTCAGCGCTTCAGGCTCCAACAAGGGAATCGCCAGGGTCAGCCCGGACGGCAACGCCCCCTTGAGCGGAACATGGGGGTTCGCCTCGACAATGGGCCAATAGCGGTAAGCGTCACCGTAGTAGCGCCAGGCCAATTGGTCCCAGCGTTCGCCCTCGGTCGTCACATGGGTCATGAACATCAGGCCCTCCGGGTCAACACGTCAGCGGCTAGGCCGGCCAGGCGTGGTCCGGCCTTATCCATGAGAGTGGCGGCCTGGTTAAGGGCCTCATAGGACGCGCCGAAGCGGTCGACAATATTGCCAATGTCCACCGGGTCCAGGACGGACCGGGCGCCCATAACGTTGCCCAACACGTCCTCGCCCAGGCGCGACAGGTCCGCGCCGTCCTCGAGCAGCCCCGCTGCGTCCGTCAGACCTTGCAATGGGTCGATGGCCCGCGCCGTCACGCCAAGCAACTGGGGAACCTGCCCGAGAATGGTTGAGGCGTTGCCGTTCTTGAGGCTTTCATAAAGGTTCTGCCCCGCCCTCAGCACGTTGCCGGCGGACTTCGCATGGCCGATGACTTGTTGGGTCACACTGGGCGCCGGCGCAAAGCGCGAGATCAACCCGGGCGAGCCGATCACCGCGGCCGAGGTGCCGTTCAGGGCCGGATCGAGCAGCCCCGAACGCAAGACCTTGCGGGTAAAAGCCCCGGTGTATTCACGCAGGCTGACCTGCACGACGGCGGCCAGGGTTTGCCCGACCGCCGTGGCGCGGCGGGTGACATTGCTGAGGTAAGTGATCACATAGGGCCCCCGATATTCACCGTTGCCCATGACAAAGGCCAACGGCTCGTGTTTGCTCTTGGCCTGGCGCAAGGCCC